ATGGTGGATCAAGGGTACGCCAACCCTTGCGCGATCCTGCTGGCAGGCATTGATTCGGATGGCGGGATGCACATTATCAGCGAGTTCTACCGAACCAAGCAACTGCCGGAGGATGTTGTCAAGTATGCAGCATCGCTCACGGGTTCGATAGAAACCGCTCTAGGTGACGCAAGGGCACGCGAACAACAACGCCCTGCGGTGTTCATATACGACCCGTCCGCCGCCGACCTTGCTGCTTCCATGCGTGCCGCTGGCCTTACCACGGCAGCAGCGAACAACCAGGTCATGGCAGGCATCAACGCCGTACTGAACAGACTCGGTTCGACCGGACTTGCCGGACGTCCACGCCTCACAATCGAGCCATGCTGCGAGAACGTCATCCGCGAGTTTGAATCGTACCAATGGAAATCGAAGGGACAACACGCCAAGACCGGAGCCGTGAAGGACGAGCCACTCAAAGAAATGGATCACGCAATGGACGCCATCCGATACGGCGTCATGTTCAAGGATTTTGGCAGACTCAATCCCTCTGTCGGTCGTGATCCAGAGGATGCCCCGAAAGACCCCAACGGAAATATCGTTGACGATGATGCAGTCTGGCAATAGCCTATTGTGCAAAACATAGTGATGCGGGGGTGACTCCGGTGGGTCGGCGTGGTTCATACCCATGCTCGCAGGTTCGACTCCTGACTCCGCAACCAAGCCCAACACAGCATGAAATCGAAACTGGCAAAGAAGCGGGACAATCCACGTTCGACCTACTGGAAGCGGCGAGCCGATGCGCTTTGGGGTGAATACCAGCATTTGCCGAACGTCTGCGCCATGCACGGAGCATCCGGCCACACCTGCGCCGGAAAGCTGGAAGCCCATCACATCATTTCCCGTTCCGTGGTCTGCCTGCGCCATGAGCCGACTAACGGCGTCCTGCTCTGCTCGCTCGGACACAAGTATTGCACCCGCCTGTCACCGCACGCCGCGCCTGTCGGGTTCACATCATGGCTTGAACGCTGGTATCCCGTCAAGGCTGCATGGGTGAAAGCGAACCTCTGGAGAACCGGACAGCCAGACTACAAAGCCGCCTGCGAAAAGCTGGAAGCCGCCATCAAGCAACAGGCATCAACAAGGAACCCGTGATATGAAACTGCCCTCTATCATTTCCCGATTCGTCAAGGCGTACCGCGATACGGTAGGCGAACCCTTTGATGCCCCTTCTGTCATCCGGCCCAATCCCGAAATGAACATGATTCGGCTCAAAAAGATCGTTACCCCGCGCCAGTCCCACAAGGAACTGATGACCCGCTATTCCGGTTGGGCCTACATCTGCGCGTCCCGCAACGGATCGGCTGTCGCTGGCATTCCGCTCAAGCTCTACGCCACACGCGCCACGGGCGAAATGAAGGCCGGACGCGGAGTGAAGGCAATCGGCAAGTCCTGCAAGCGGTCAACCCTGCATGAACTTCAGCGGCGTTACCCGCGCCACAAGGCATTGCAGCTTGCCGAGGAAGTCGAGGAGATCGTTGAACACCCCATGCTGGACTTACTCCAGAACGTCAATTCTACTGCCAACCGATTCGACACGCTGGAGCAGACCAGCACGTTCCTCGACTGCGTGGGCAACACCTACTGGTACGTCGCCCGTGACAGCATGGGACTCCCGCAGGAGTTCTGGTGTCTCATGTCCCAATGGATGTTCGTCGTTCCTGATGAACAGAAGGCCGTGAAGGGATACCTCTACGGAGTTGACCCGCGCACACAGACAGCCTTTGAGCCGGATGACATCATCCATTTCAGGACGTCGAATCCCCTCTCACAGTTCTACGGGCTTGGCTGCATCGAGGCCGCGCTGATGGCTGTTGACCGATACAGGGCGATGGACACCTATGAGAGGTCCCTGAACGACAACATGGGCGTGCCGTCCCTCTGGATTCAATACAAGACAGGCCAGCTTGAGGAAAAGAAGCGCATGGAGCTTGAGCAGGCATGGAACAACCGCTTCAAGGGCGTCAAGCGTGCTGGCAAGGTCGCCGTGACCGACAACGAGTATGACATCAAGGAGATCGGCATGGCCCCCCGCGAAATGGGATTCAGCGAGGGCCGACGCTGGACGCGCCTTGAGATCGCCGATGCGTTCGGTGTTCCGCTGGCCCTGCTGGATACCGAGAACGTCAACCTCGCCAATGCCAAGACAGCCCTGTACCAGTACATGAAGTTCTCCATTGCCCCGCGCCTCAAGCGCATTGAGGAAAAGCTGAACGAGCGGCTTGTCCCGTACTACAACGAGCCGCGCCTTGTGCTGGCCTTCGACAACTGCGTGCCTGCCGATGACGAATACCAACTGCGCGAAGATCAAGCGTATGTCAGCATGGGCGTTGTCACCGTCAACGAAGTCAGGCAGCGCAAGGGGCTTGATCCCGTCCCGTGGGGCGATGAGCCGATGCGCCCTGTTTTGCCCGTGGGGGCCACAGAGGATGAGGATGAAAGTGGGGAAGGGAACGACGAAGAAGAAGGCCGTGAAGGGGAAGGGAAGCTCGAAAAATCGCACCGGAGCAAGGGCAAGGTCGGAACGGGCGAAGTCCTGCCCCTGACCCGCAACCAGAAACGGATGGCGAAGGCGGTCGGCTCCGTGTTCGCCATGCAGGAATCCGCCGCGCTGAAATGGGTGTCCGATCACGCCCTGCTGTTCGGCCACAAGAGCAATGAGAAGGCTGCTGTGCCGGAGCGCATTTGGGGTGACGAGTGGGACAGCGTAATGTCCAAGATGACCGTCGAGCCTGTCCGTGTCGAGTTCGAGGGCGGCATGCGCAACGCGCTCCGCAAGCTCCGCAAGGACAAGAAGTGTTGTATCAAGGCCAAACCGAAGATTGACCTTGCCGATGACCAGAACTGGGTGAACCGTCCCGAAATGGGCGGCTATGTCCGGTCACACACGATGAAGTTCGCAAAGGCCGTCAACAAGCGCACCCATGATGAACTCCGCAAGCTCCTGTCGGACGGCATTGATAATGAGTTGCCCCTGTCGGATATTCGGGACGGCATCGAGGATTTGTTCAAGGGCTATGAGGACTATCGCGTTGACCGGATCGCCCGCACCGAGACAGCCCGCGCCTTCGTTGGCGGCGAGCGTCAAGCGTACCGTGACAGCGGCGTTGTCGAGAAGCTCGTCTGGCTGGCCTCTGCCGATGCCTGCGAGTTCTGCCTGTCCATCAACGGCAAGACCGTCAGCGTGAACTCCGACTTCTTCAAGCAGGGTAGCCAGATCATGCTTGCCGATGGCCGCACAATGGACTTGGATTACACCGACGTAGAAGGGCCCCCGCTTCATTGCCATTGCCGGTGTGATATTGTCCCGCAAATAATCGAACAAGGAGAATGAGAAATGAAAACCCGTATCAAATTGTCTGCCATCCTGCCCCACTTCGTCGAGCAACTCCAAGAGGGCGTTGTCAATGCGCTCAAGGAATCCGGCCTCAAACCGGAGGACGTTGAACTCAAGCGTGCCGGACTCTCCGATGATGATATGAAGCTGGAGGAAGGCTCTCGCTCCTGCATCCACCGCGTCAACACCCGCGATGTTGACCGCGACGGCGAAGTAGTCATTCCGTCCGGCATTGACCTCAAGGACTTCCTGAAAAACCCCATCGTGTTATGGGGCCATAACTACAAGGAGCCGCAGGTCGGCAGCGACGAATGGATCAAGGTGGATGACAACGGCTATGCGCTTGTCGCCAAGACCGTCTACGCCTCCACGCCACGCGCCACGGAAATCTGGACGCTCCGCAGGGAAGGCCACCTGAAAACATCCAGCATCGGCTTTGTCCCTGTCGAGGTCGTGCGCTCCAACGATTCGGGATTCCTCAAGCTGGTGGACAAGTTCACCGAGGACTGGCCGGAGTTCAAGCGTCAGCGCGACCGTTGCCAAGCGTTCATCAAGCGTGCGATCCTGCTGGAACACAGCGACGTTCCTATCCCGTGCAACCCGAACGCGCTCACTCTGGCGACTGCCAAGAACCTGCATCTGTCCGATGAAACAATCGAGCTTTTCGGAATCAAGCCGGAGCCTGCCAAGCCCACGCAACCCGCGCCAGCAGCCATCAAGATCGTGTCCGTCCCGACGATCAAGGTGCTGGAACAACCCCGCATCAGGATTGACCCGTACCTGACCGCCAAAGAAAACATGAAAAATCTTGTTGACCTGCGGCTCGGAAAAGTGTGACGCTATTGACGCATAACAGATCGAAGCCGGTACGGTATCCAGAAGCGGCGAACCCGCAAGCGGCCTCCAAGCGGCAGAGATAGCAAGACAATCTCAAATCAGTACAACGGAGAAAAGCACATGAAGAAGTTCAAGTTCCTGAAAGATCACGGCGAATACAAGGCCGGAACCGTCGCCGAGATTCCCGATTCGATCCTGTCTACCCTTCCCGCTGGCACCGTCGAGGAAATCAAGGAAACCCCCGCCTTTGACCTAAAGGCTTTCGAGGGTATGCTGAATGACGCGCTCGCCAGGCACACGAAGGAAAACCCCTCGATCCGCGTCACCGTCGTCAAGGAACCCGCCGATGAAGGGTTCAAGAGCCTCGGCGAACAGTTGATCGCCGTCCGCGAGTTGCACACCAGCGGCAAGATGGACAAGCGGTTGGAAGCCATCGCCGCCCGTGTCAAGGCTGCGACTGGCCTGAATGAAACCGTGGACTCCGAAGGCGGATTCCTCGTTCAGCCGGAGTTCTCTGGCACGCTGTTCCAGTTGGCCTTCCAGACCGGATTGCTCGCTGGCGAGTGCGATACCACGGAGATCGGACCGAACAGCAACGGCCTGACGTGGAACGCCGTGGATGAGACCTCCCGCGTGGCCGGAAGCCGCCGTGGTGGACTCTCGACCTATTGGACAAACGAAGCCGCCGACTACACGGGCAGCAAGCCCAAGTATGCTGCGCGCACTCTGCGTCTCTCCAAGCTCACGGGCCTGTACTACGCGACCGAGGAACTGCTGGCTGACGCCACGGCCCTCCAGAGCATGGTGTCCGGCTGGTTCGGCGAAGAGTTCGGCTTCAAGATGGACGATGCGATCCTGCGCGGTACAGGTAG